GCGGTGATTTTCTTCTATATCTCTAATGAAGGAGTGTCGCTTCTTGAGAATGCAGGACATCTTGGACTTCCAATTCCGGCGAAAGTCAAAACAGTTTTAGAACAGCTTCATGACAGAGCAGAAAGTGAGGAAAAGTGATATGGATTATACAAACAGTAAAATGGTGGCGTATACCAAACTCAGTCCGAATCATTCCGGACAAAGAACTCATGCGATTGACAGAATCACACCACATTGTGTAGTAGGACAGTGCAGTGCAGAAACTTTAGGAAGTATCTTTGCACCAAGGTCCAGACAGGCAAGCTGTAACTATGGGATTGGCGCTGATGGACGAGTTGGAATGTATGTTGAAGAGAAGAACCGTTCTTGGTGTTCTTCTTCCAATGCCAATGATCAGCGTGCTGTCACCATCGAATGTGCCAGTGATATGTCGGAGCCGTATGCGTTGAATAGTGCTGTTTATAACTCACTGGTCAAGCTCTGCGTTGACATTTGCAAGCGTAACGGTAAAAAGAAGCTTTTATGGCTTGGCTCTAAGGATAAGACCTTAAATTATGCACCAAAGTCTGATGAAATGGTGCTGACAGTCCACAGATGGTTTGCGAACAAGTCCTGTCCTGGTAACTGGCTCTATTCCAGACTCGGTGAATTGACCACAAAGGTTACTACAGAACTCTCCGGAGCCACTTCTTCCAACGATAAAAAGCCCGTAGCTCAGATATATCGTGTTCGCAAGTCTTGGTCTGATGCCAAAAGTCAGATTGGTGCCTACAAGTTGCTGGCCAATGCTAAGAAAAAGGCAGATGAGAATGTTGGATATAAAGTATTCGCTGCCTCTGGTAATATCGTTTATCCAACTGCCACAAAGCCGACCCAAACACCTGCTACAAATACTTTCTATAAGGTTCAGATAGACATTGCTAATTTGAATATCCGCAAGGGTCCAGGTACCAACTATGATAAAACCGGTCAGTTCACTGGCAAGGGTATTTTTACAATCGTCCAGGAGACCAAAGGCGAAGGTGCTACCCTCTGGGGAAAGCTCAAATCTGGCGTCGGATGGATTTCTCTGGATTTTGCAAAGAAGATATAAAATACGTCTTTTTACAGGGTCTGTTGGAGTTTTCTCCTGCAGGCCCTCTTTTTTATTTATTTTTTCGGCCAAGTCGCAATCTCACCTCCATTTATTAGTGAGGAATTTCCTCAGATTGGAGGCAACTATGCAAGAAAACATCTCAACATCAATTCCGGCTTCTGCTACTCCAAAGCCTATCCGACAGACCGATATCGAACAGGATTATAACTTCTTTCAGGCGCAGAAGATCGCTAAAAATATGCTGGAGCTTGGACTTATTTCCTTGTCAGAATTCAACAAATTAACTGAGATAAACCGTAAAACATTCTCCCCCTTTTGGGTTGAGATTATGCCCCAAATACCTTGATATATAAGGGATTCAGAGCTAATATGTGACACTAACGAAGGGATGTGAACTACCGTGAAAAAGATAACCAAAATTGATGGTGTACAGAATAATAGCACCATAAAGAAGAAGCTCCGAGTTGCTGCCTACTGCCGTGTTTCGACAGGTAGTGATGCTCAGTTAGAAAGCCTGGAGGCACAAAAAACTCATTATGAGCGATACATCAATTCTCGTAAGGATTGGAAGTTTGCCGGTCTCTACTTCGATGAAGGTATCACAGGAACCAAAGCAGAAAAACGTCCAGAGCTACTTCGACTGATAGCAGACTGTGAGGCAAGGAAAATTGACTTTGTTATCACAAAATCCATCAGCCGTTTTTCTCGAAATACAACTGACTGCTTAGCTCTGGTCCGCAAGCTCCAGAGCTTGAACATCCCTATTTTCTTTGAAAAAGAAAATATAAACACCAGTTCAATGGAAAGCGAGCTTTTCCTTTCCATTCTCAGTAGTATGGCTGAAGGCGAATCCGCTTCTATTTCAGAAAATTCCAAGTGGTCCATTAAGCGCCGCTTCCAGAACGGAACCTTTAAGCTCAGCTATACTCCTTACGGCTATGATTGGGATGGTAAGAATATGATCATTAATCCAGCGCAAGCAGCGGTTGTGAAAAGAATATTTGCAGATATTCTCTCAGGTAAAAGTACCAATGCAATTGCAGATGAACTAAATGCAGAAAAGATTCCATCCAAGAAAAATACCAACTGGACTTCAAGCACTATTCGAGGCATTCTCGCTAACGAAAAATATACAGGTGATGTCATCTTTCAAAAAACATACACGGATGAAAACTTCAATCGCCACACAAATTATGGTGAAGTTGATCAGTACATGGCATCGGATCATCATGAAGCAATTATCAGCCACGCAGATTTTGATGCAGCAAATGCACTGGTATCACAGCGTGCCCTTGAGAAAGGTGTCAAAAAAGGTAGTGACAAATACCAAAAGCGATATGCTTTTTCAGGAAAGATAATCTGCGGAGAATGTGGCGACACCTTTAAGCGAAAGATTCATACCTGCACTACTTACAAGTATGTCGCATGGGCCTGCAACACCCATTTGAAGGATAAGACAACCTGCAACATGAAGTATGTAAGAGACGATGATATAAAAGCTGCATTTGTAACGATGCTGAATAAACTTATCTACGGGCATCGCTTAATACTTGCTCCATACCTGAAAGCTCTAGAGAATTCCTCTGGTGATGAAACAATCCAGCGTATTCAACACTTGGAGTTACTTCTCGACCAGAACAGTGAACAACGTGAAACTCTCACAAAGTTGATGGCGCAGGGCTATATCGATCAAATTTTATACAATCAGGAAACAAATGCACTCCTACTGCAGGCAGAGACTTATCGTTCCGATATCGAAGCAATCACTATCTGCATGACTGGTGACTCGGCAAAAGTTACGGAAACAAATCTATTGCTCCACTTTGTATCTCATACCGATACGCTTACCAACTACAGCGAGGAGCTTTTTGAAAGTTACGCAGATCACATTGAGATTAGCGGTAGAAATGAAATCAGGTTTGTAATGAAATGTGGTCTAACATTCACAGAAAGGATTGGTGATTAGATGGGCCATACACCCTTTGGCTATCGGATTGAAAACGGCATCGCAATTATAGACGAGCCTGCTGCAGCAAAACTCCGACAGCTTTATAAAAATTATCTGAATGGCATGTCATTATCAAAGGCTGCTGCGGAAGCTGGGATACCAACCTATCACGGAACAGCAAAGCGATTGATGGAAACTGTCCATTATCTTGGCGACAGTTTCTACCCTGCCATCATTGATAAGGAAACCTACCAGAAAGCACAAGAAGAACGTAAACGCCGAGCCACAAAACTCGGACGAAATAATAAGCAAACACAGATGAGGACAATACAGATACCAACCCGTTTTCATATGGGCAAGGTCACTGCCCTGCATGACAATCCTATGAAACAGGCAGAATATCTGTACAGCCTCATAGAAAGCGAGAGTCAATAATGGGAAATGTAATGTTGATTCCTGCAAGGCGACAAGTTGGAAACAACGCTCGTAAGCAGGAAGAAGAAAAACCAAAGCTCCGAGTCGCAGCGTACTGTCGTGTCAGTACCGACAGCGATGAGCAGGCTACCAGCTACGAAGCACAGGTAGAACACTATACAGAATATATTCAAAAAAATCCCGATTGGGAATTTGCCGGTATTTATGCCGATGACGGTATCTCCGGCACTAACACCAAAAAACGTGAAGAATTCAATCACATGATTGATGACTGTAAGGCTGGTAACATTGATATGATTATTACCAAATCCATCAGCCGATTTGCCAGAAACACTCTGGACTGCCTGAAATACATCCGACAGCTCAAAGACATGAACATTCCTGTTCTGTTTGAAAAAGAGTCCATTAACACGATGGATGCTAAGGGTGAAGTTCTTATTACTATAATGGCTTCTCTGGCCCAGCAGGAATCGCAATCCTTAAGCCAGAATGTGAAATTGGGCTTGCAATACCGCTACCAGCAAGGCAAGGTACAAATCAACCACAATCGTTTTCTTGGCTACACGAAAGATGCGGACGGCAACCTTATCATCGATCCAGAACAGGCAGAAATCGTAAAGCGCATTTATCGAGAATATTTAGAAGGTCTCAGCATGGATAAGATTGCCGCTGGATTGGAGCGTGACGGTATTCTTACCGGTGCCGGAGGAAAAAAGTGGCACACAAGCACCATCAACAAGATTCTCCGAAACGAGAAATACATCGGCGATGCCCTGCTCCAGAAAACCTACACAACTGACTTTCTGAACAAAACCAGAGTCAAGAACAACGGTCTTGTGCCTCAATACTATGTAGAAGGCGACCACGAAGCTATTATTCCGAAAGACATCTACTTACAGGTTCAAGAAGAACTGGTCCGCAGGCGAGTAGTCAAAACCAGTGCTAGCGGCAAGAAACGTAGCTATAGCTGCAATCACTGCTTCTCGCAAATCGTCATCTGCGGAGAATGCGGCGAAATGTTCCGAAGGCTCCACTGGAACAACCGAGGCGTCAAATCAATTGTCTGGCGCTGCATCAGCAGGCTTGAATCCACCGGGTTGGAATGCCACGCTCGCACCATCAATGAGCTGGTTCTTCAGGATGCTGTTGTTAAAGCCATCAATCAAATGCTCGGCGACAAAAGCAATTATCAGGCACAGCTACAGCTAAACATTGCTTCAGTCATCCGATCTTCGCAGGCAACCTCCGTTGAAAACATCGACGAAAAGCTGATGGCCTTGCAACAGGAGCTCATCCAAAAGGCCCAGAGCAAAGAAGCCTATGACGAAATTGCCGATGAAATATTCAGGCTTCGAGAACTCCGACAGCAGACCACCGTAGACACTGCCGCAAGAGACGAGCAGATAAAGCGGATCAATGACCTACAGGATTATATCGCACAGCAGACTACCCACCTTACAGAATTCGATGAAGCACTGGTGCGACGCTGGATCAAACAGATCACCATCTGGGATGACCGCATCACCGTCGAACTAAAATCCGGTGTTAGTATCGATGTGGATGTATAACTTCATAGATGCATGAAGGCTCCTCACCACTGGATAAATTTCAGTGATGCGGAGCCTTTTTTATTTTGTATATGTTACTATTCCAGATAAGTCTCCATCTGAATGCTTTGATTTTATGGAATATTCGATGTCAACACGATCTGTTAACGCTTTTATCAATAAAGCTGGTCCTATCCATTTCTTTTCTTTTGCTTTTATAGATCCAATAGAAAACTCAAACTCTATATTATTCCCATTGTTCTTCGGCATTGCAATATACTTTATTATCTCCCTACCGTAGTCATCCGAATTATATCGAGGATTTCCATTAATTCCAGCACCACTGAACTGGGCTCTCACTGCTGCCTGACTTTCTGCCAAACTATCTGCTAAGGTGTATGATATATCTGTATCATAGGAAATATCTGACGATTCTGGCATCATCAAAAGTTCCTTAACAATATCATCTTCATAAATTAACCCCTCTAAACCTTGCATATCTGGATTTATGAGTTCCTTGGATGGAATAATTGCTTCTGCAAC